ACTATGTCCTACTGCGTATTGAGCATAAGACGAACCACTTTGGATACTGCTTGTTGTAGCAGACTCTGGCACAGCTGTAACGGTGCTACCAGTCCCGTGTGCCACAAGCTGGCTTGTAATGTCCACGCCATTCATTGTAGCTGTGACTGTCTCCGTCTTGTCCGTTGGCGTGATGGTCAGCTCGTACTCTGCGCCCTCATAGGTGGTCGTTGCCCCACTCGGCACTATCGTTCCGTTGCCACTCAAAGTCGATGTAACTGTGGCGGGATTCGGAATAGTGTAGTCTACTTCGATTTCAGCACCGTAAATATAGAAGCTCGCCGCTGTGTTTCGTGAACCTCTACGGCAGTTGATACGGATTCCGAACTCATCTCCATCGTCACGGAATGTTGCATAATCCTGTGTAAAGCTGAACTCGTGCGTTGTGACCGATGTGGTTATCGCAGAACAGTATGCATTTGAGTATGTTGCCGTACCTTTGCAAAGCACAGGTCTGTACGAAGACGAAGTTGAGCCGCCTGACTCATTCGCTTTCAGCAAGATACGGAAGCTGTTGATGATCGCGCCGCTTGGTACTGCGTCCCAGTTGAAGCCTTGCAGATAAACGTATCTGTTCGTGGTCGATGCGTAAGTATTGTTGACTGTCGCATACGTTGTCGAGTCTGTGTTTGTATAGGCGTTGCTGGCATTACTGACAGTTAAGTACGAAGTGCCAGCGGCATTATACAATTCACTCGGAACTAATCTTGCTATAGCCATTAGCTCACCACCTTCAGATAGATATCGCCGTTAGAGCCTAAAGACGAAGCTGGGTCTGATGTTCCTGTGTAGTACGTCACGAATGGGATATTGACATTTACACTTGCGTAGTTGGTGCAGTCAGACGTTCCGTTGTCGCTTATAGGTAGCGTTCCACTAACAAGTTCAGATGCAGATACGCTCACGGCTGTCCCTGTCTTGGTACTTCCTGTGATGTATCCGCTTGTGTTCGTTACGCTCGGAGTGACAGATACGCTATGATTTGATACTGTCCCCTTTGTGGCTGTCGGTGTTCCCGCCGTTCCACTTGCTACCGCTTTGCTTGCCTGTTCGGAATAATATCCGCTCGGTACTGTGACAGTTGCACCGCTTACGGTAAGGTCGGAAGATGACCTCTGCGTGATACCACTACCGACATAATTTGACGGAATGGCGTTTACTGTTATGGCGCCATTCATCATGTAATTTGCGCCGCCGATAGTCTGTGCCGATTCAGTAGGTGTAACGGTTGTGTTAGACTGAATTGCATTAAACAACACATCGCTAATGTCACTGCTTGAAACCCAGCCATCGCCATCGTTCCTGACGAGGTATCCCGTTTCAAAATTAAATTTATATACACCATCTCGAGTCGTATATCCATAATCAAGCCAAGGTTCTATATCTGCACTCGGCACATTCACCGCCACACTTGACAGCCCATCATATCCGTTGTCTGCCGTGACCGTGGCCGTTCCTGCGCTGTTAACTGTGTAGGTTTTAGTTTGCAGATTCGGCTGTCCGCTTGGGACATTCACATCAACAGAAGCGTATTCTGCAACGTCTATGCCTGTACCGTTTGTGGATATGCTTTTAGTGCCTACTGGCTTTATAAAAGCGACCACATTATCATTATCATCTGTAGCCTTGATTCCTGTGACGTTGGTAAATTCGTCACCAAAGGCTTCTATTGTGTATGCCATAATTATTCACCTCGTTATGATATGGTTATGGTGCAATCGCCTGTGATTTCAACACCGCCTTCGACTGCTGTTGCGTTACCACTGGCCGACACATTTACGCCAGCTGTAAAAACTGAAGCAAATGCGTGTCCCTTATACAAAAATATATCATTGTCACCCGAATTTGCGTTGTCTACAACTATTGCCCCAATAGAGCCATCATCATATTTTACTGGTAAAGCAACAATAGCGGTCGTATTTCTCACTACGGTCACATTTGCCGTACTAAAGTCGCTTGAACCACCACCGCTTCCGTCTGGTGGTATAACCAGGAATCCGTCTTGGTCTTGGGTTAGATGTCCGCCACCCTTTGTATATGTCTGGTCTACTCCGTTATCGTCTTTGGCAATTATGCCAGCGACATTTGTGTATTCTGTTCCGAATATTTCTAATGTATCTGCCATTAAATCACCTCACTCCAACCATATACGCTTGGCTCCCATACATTGTTGTCAATATCAGACACCCAAGTACGATTAAGGTGTTTCACCTTATCGCCCTTCATATACGGATTCGTGCTTTCGGGCTGTTCCCATTCGGGTATGACTTCGGGGTCAGGTATAAGAACTTTCGACCATAAAGAAGCCGCATCTGTCGGATTCCATTCTGCTTGTGATGTGTGCGTCATAAGGCATCTGTATAGAGCATCGCCATAACGGACTCGCTCACCTACTTGGTACAGAAAATTGCCTCGCCATTTTGGGAATAATTCCACCACTTTCAATGCGTCCTCATCCTCAAGGGAATCAGCCATTGTCTCGACCTGTGTGCGGAGCTGTCTTGCTCTGTCTACTATGTTCATTCGCTCACCCCCATAAAGATTCTGCCTATTTCTGCATACTCTTCTTCCGTTGCGGTCTGCTCAATCGGTATATCCGTTTCGGTGTATGTTCTGTTTGCGCTTATTGGGTCTACCGCCTCTGCGTAGTCCGCTTCAGGAAAGCCGCCGTGGATGTATACATTGGCATCACTATATGTGCGAATAAGCGTATCGCTGATTTGTTCTTGTACTATCATAGTTATTCTCCTTGCATATATGATGCGTATGTACTCCAGTTAGTTGCCTCTTGATATACTGTGAGCGATGCAGACGGGACGTAGATAACGCAATCGGATTGAATGCTGTTGAAGACTGTTGTCCCAAGTGTTGGCGGTGTCGTTGGCTTTATGTGGTATTCTGCCATTCCGTAACAACTTCTGAATGCACTATCTCTAATGCTCGTTACACTGCTTGGTATCATCACACTTGCAAGTGAGTGGCAATTATAGAACGCACTACCTCCAATGCTCGTTACACCGCTTGGTATCGTCACGCTTGCAAGTGAGTAGCAATTATAGAACGCACTATTTTCAATGCTCATTACACCGCTTAGTGTCGTCACACTTGCAAGTGAGAGGCAATTATTGAACGCACTACCTCCAATGTTCGTTACACCGCTTGGTATCGTCACACTTGCAAGTGAGTAGCAATTATTGAACGCACTATTTCCAATGTTCGTTACACCGCTTGGTATCGTCACACTTGCAAGTGAGTAGCAATTATAGAACGCACTATTTCCAATGCTCGTTACACCGCTTGGTATCGTCACACTTGCAAGTGAGTAGCAATTATAGAACGCACTATTTTCAATGCTCGTTACACCGCTTGGTATCGTCACACTTGCAAGTGAGTAGCAATTATAGAACACACTAGTTCCAATGCTCGTTACACCGCTTGGTATCGTCACACTTGCAAGTGAGTAGCAATTATAGAACGCACTAGTTCCAACGCTTGTGTCAGCACCTATGCGTACATTTTGCACACAATTAGAATAGACTCGATTTGCGTTTTGCGTACCGCTATTTTTGTTAAGCAAAGTATATGCAGACGTTCCATAAAACGCCCACGAGCCTGACTCAACGTGTATTGTGATTGTATAATCGCCTGTCGAAGCATAAACATGCTGTGTGTCTTTTCTCGAAGTCAGCGAGGTTCCTGTTACAGTTGAAGTAGAATTATCACCCCAGTCTATCGTGATAGTTCCATTCACAGCGCATGACAAATACGGGGACAATCTCGTGGAATCTACGAACGACACATCAATTTCCGTATCGCCCGAAGTCGTGATATACATCTGCCCTACCCAAACATCACCATCAGGTGCGGCGGTCAGTTGTGCATCTATCTGTGCCTTTGTCCAGTTCCAACCTTGTGCAGTCAGACCCGTGTGTGATGGATTGCTCGGTAATGCTGTCACACTCTGCCATTCAGACTTTGTATATGAGTGCAGAATAGTGCCGTCATAATCGATGAAGTTGATCTGCTTCTTGTTTGCGGACGAACCTCCACCTCCGCTCACATTGACAGTAACAGGGCTATAAGCGTGTCCCGTTGTAGCGGTATATGTACCGTTCTGTGTTACAGACAAAGGTTCGACTGTAATTGGTATCGTGCCCTCATCATCAAGATGGACATATCCTTGAGCATCTTGCCACACAGCACCACTCCCGCTACTGGCGGTTGCAGTGCCTGTTAATTTCTGACCATCGGCGCCATATGCGGTATATCCTTGAAGTATTTTATCGGCCGTAGCAGTCGCATCGGTAAGGTCTATGAGCGTATTATTCCCATACACGACTTTATTTACATATGGATTGTTCGCCATATGCTACCTCCTTATGCGGCCGCAGCTATTGTTACTGTCTTTCCTCCTGCCGCGTTGTCTGTCTCCGTGTATGGAATGGCATTTACTGTAACCTGAGTCATATAGTTGTATCCTGTATCAGGCGTTACTGTGAGACCCGATACAGTTGGCGTTACAGTCTTAGTCTGAGCATGAACATCTTCTGATCCGCTCATCGTTCCAGTTACACCGAGAATTTCTACACCTTCTCTGATATTTTCTGCTATAATCTTGGCCTGCTCGGTTGAGCTGATTCCAACTGTACCAGAACCATCATGATAACCATTCTGAATAGTATATGTGCCATTAACAGTTGTGATTGTTCCTGTTACAGCGCCTCTATTAGGCATTGTGCCGGTAAGCTTTGATCCGTTTTTATATGCGGTCTTGGTAGCCAAGATCTCAGCTACTGTGGCTGTAGCATCTGATGTATCAGCATCGAATGTGCAACTACCTGTAATAGGCGCACCTGATGCAGCATGAGCCTTAAAACCACTAAGTATCTTATCGGCAGTAACGGTATCGCTTGTGAGATCGATAAGAGTATTGCCGCCATATATGACTTTATTTACATATTCGTTAGCCATTATTCTCCTCCAATATAGATTGTTATTCCTGAAATATTTGATGTTTCATAATATGGTATAGCCAATACTGTTACATCATCCGCCATTACTTTGTGTTTAGTTTCAAGAGTCTGGGAATCGTATGGTATAGGCGTCACAATATACTCGCCATCATATACATCGATGGATCCTCGTGAAATATTAACAATGCCTTTTAGTACCGGTCTATCGGATCGCAAAGCGCATTTAAGTACTGGCTTTTTTGTAAATATCATGCATTTAAGCCGACCGGTACTTTCTTGTATCCGCGCCCGTATCATATCAGTACACTTCCTTTGCTACTTCAAATATTGCTTCAAGAACGGTCGTTACTGCTCCTAAAGCGTCTGTAAACTCGATATCGTACTTATACTTACCGAACGGAAGATTTTTAGTGTCTGCTGGTTCCAATTTAAGCACCAGAGTACTGATCGGTATGTCTTTTAATATCAGGACCTCATCACGAGTTGCTCCATATTTATTAGACAGAGCAAATCTAAGTGTCTCTCCTTCTTGAGGAGTATATGGCGTTTCTTCTCCTTCATCATCAACACTAACAAGAGGGACTTCAAATACTGCAGTGTCGCCTCTGACAAGCTTGATGTTAAAATCAGAATCGACAGTTAAATTTCTAAAGCTCATCACTCCTCCTCAGATATAATCTATCGTCTCAATTTTCCTTCGTCGATGAGCCTATTAGCCCATTCTTTGACATATGAATTTTCCTTCAATTCATCAATATAATGATCGTACTCTTCCCAGAAACGCCTCTTTTCATCATCATAAACGTGGTCGCCTCTCTCAACATCTGCCAAAAATCTCACCAGGAAATTTTTGCAAGTTTGAGTATCGACTTTTTTCAGAGAAGCCTGCATTGCGTCTAATTTGTCATTAACTTCATCGAATTGATCGTTCAGCATTTCCTTAAGAGCTTCTTTCAATTCCTTCTTCAAATACTTAATGCCTCCAATCAATCCGCCTACAAATATAATTACAGCAGCCACCTGGCCTAATGTAATGTTCTCTAACACAACGCACCTCACTTTCCTGTATAACGGATAGCGAGTTTAATCTTCATACCAGGATAACTCTCAACTCCGTACTTGATGTTAGGTGTTCTTCTACTTGTACAATCGGCGATCTTTCCATTACCAACATATACACCAGTATGCTTATAACCATCCGACGTATAGTAGGCAATCCAGTCACCAGGTTTAAGTTTCGAGAATGGGATTCTCTTTCCGCCATTACGGATAATCTTAATGTCCTTTATTCCGAGACGTTCCTGAACAATTTTCTTGGCTTCTTCCATAGAAACCTTCAAGAGCTTGTTATAGATCTGATCCGTAATGGCATCACATCTGCATTTGATTTTGATTCCACCGCCATGTCTCCAACTTGCTGCAGTAAAGCCAATGCACTGCCATCCCTTATTCTTTCCGTTATGAGGATGACATATAGCACATTCCTGACCATACTTAGTATTGAAGAATACATATTTGTATTTCTTACTAGCGGCAGTCTTTTTGCACCACTCACAAATTTTGTCCTGAACGGTTTTCTCTTTCTTTGCCGGTTTTGAAGTATCTGTGTGAAGCGCATTACCCATGTATTTTGCAGAAACAGCATAACCGTTACTATTTATGCCATCACCATATGTGTAGTGATGATTCGGCTGAGTCTTAATCCATTTAATAGCTTTCTTCCTATTAGAGAGAGTATCTGTCACTCCACCCATATAGAAATCGCATGCATAGCCACTAAGATGAAGACTGTTCGGAATGCTTCCGGCAAGGCTGTTGTTATATGGTTTACATCTCAGGCCACAAGTAACCAGCATAGGCTTCTTGTAGTAATTACGAATTCTCTGAAGATGCTCAAGCTCGACCTTCTTCATATATGAAGGGTATCCAGTACAATACTTTCCACCACATTCACATTTAAATTCTTCAGGTCTAAAATTCGGAGCATAGCGTGTAACATTGTATACATGACGAAGGACTTTATCTGTATCTGGTCCATAATTGCCATCTACGTCTTTCTTTCGCATATACTGTTTCTGAAATTTCTTAATATTCTCGGTATTATATTCCATACCAAGATACTTAAATCGTTTTCTACGATCTTCTTTTGAAAGCAATGCCATTACTCATCACCTTCTTCCTCGTCATCCTCCTCTTCTACATGCGGATCATTATCGAGGGCATAAAGAGTATCTTCGAGCTGCTTGACCTGTACTTCTGGTACTCCGCCAAGAATACAATGTACGAATGATACAGCTCCATAAATACCGGCGTTAATAATTACAGCAAGAATCACATAAATATAACTGATCTTGAAGTACTGGATCATAGCTGGCGTTACAACGAACCCCGCCGGAACCTGAGCAACTATAGCCTGAAGAAAGGATCTATAAGCTCTAACCCATGCCGCTTTTAAAAGTTCTTTGTCCATGTTGTTTTCCTCCATCAAATATGAATAAACAAAATACCCTCCGTTTGACACTTCTTCTAGAGGTGTGGAGGGTTCCGTTTTAGATATGATTAGCAAACTATTCGCATTTATCAGGCTCAGATTCTTCTGACATAGTGTTTATAATATTTGCAAGTTCTCTCAAGCAATCTGCCATGAATACTGTTGAATCGCCTTTTGTTTCAACTGCTTTCAAAAGGTTAAACACCGCTGTAAGTCTCTCTTTTATACCATTCTCCATTTCAGCTTTTGCACCTCCATCTTAAGGTCTTCTATCTCTTTATGCTGCTCCTGTATAAGCTGTAGCATTGGTGGAATAAGTTTTCTCTCGTCCCATGATTCAACCTCGTCTCCATCGTATATTGTCGCCTCGGGGAAATACTTATTTATTTCCTCAGCAATAAACCCGACTTGTATATTATAAGCTCTCGGATTTGTATCGTTGGATGAGAAATATCCATCTTTATATTTGAACTGTCTTGCATGTAAGTTATATAAACCATGTGGGTCAAATTTAGAGTCTTCGATTAGTTCTTTATATCGTATAGATGATGACGCATATTTTCCTATATACCCGTCTGTTGTTATGGCGAGCTGATTATTTGTCGAAATAGTATTTGTGTACCCGTATTTGTTTTTAATACGAGCATTATCAACATCTATTTGCCCAGAAAAAATAGTACGTGCATCACAATAGATACTACTATTTGAGCGAATGTGTACAACATTACCGTCAAAATATGTCGAACCTTCACTGTTTACATAACCACTATATCCAAAGAAATATTGGTTACTACTGTTCATGCCAACCATTGGTCTAGCAGTACCTGCCGAATTATAAGAATAGTACCAATTGGCATTGTTACAATAAAATGCACCACCCTCTATCCAGCTTGAAACGCTTAGTGAACCACTAACGCTTAGTGTACTACTAATGCTTAGTGAACCATTAACATACCCTCCTGAATAAGTAATATTATTATTTTGGTCTAGATAAAGGATATATCTACCTGTTCCCGAAGCATTGTTTGCAAAAATGCCCCTATTTCCAGTAGTTGTGCCAGTAGAATAAAGATATATTTTCCCAGCTTTAGCATAAGCCATTACATCTACTTCGCTTGTTTGCGTTCCATTTCCTGCGATAACATCATCCATTGTCGTCAATGCGCCTGTAGCACCAACTGTAAGCGCATTAGACCTAGCAGAAGATGTGCCGTTGCCAATAATAAATAGACTTGTTGTGTCTGAAATATTATAAGCACCTATTGCCGTTTGGTACATACCTTCCGCAATAGTTCTATAACCGCTAGCATGGGAAGCCTGTCCGCTTGCTATTGTTAGATACCCTTCTGCATGTGACCCATAATGACCACTTGCTGTTGTTTGGACCCCTTCTGCATGTGATCCATCGTCACCACTTGCAGTAGTACCTTCTCCTTCTGCGTGTGAAACTAAACCGCTTGCTATTGTTAGAGACCCTTCTGCATGGGAAGACTGTCCACTTACTGTTGTTTGGTCTCCTTCTGCGTGTGACCCATAATGACCACTTGCTGTTGTTTTATATCCTTCTGCATGCGAAACATATCCACTTGCTGTTGTATCAACTCCTTCTGCTATAGAATAATTGCCGATACTTCCTTTCCTTTCACCAAAGGTATAATACGGCGCATTAGCCGTACCACTTTGTGAATTCCCACTCCCATATCCAATGTGAGCCATGACGGTAGACGCATCTTGATATACTTGCAAACCGCCATCTTTTATTTCAATGTGTCGAGTATTAAAAACACCTACTCTTGTATTAACACTAAAATCTGCTACCGAATTGCCGTCTTTATACACCTCCATGCCATTGGAATTTATCTTGGCATAATTTGATGTGTCTCCGGAATTATGTACTTTAATACCTTCGGTAGCATTTATATAGGTTATGTAACTCGAAGCTGTTGTCGCAGCATTGGTTATTGTGTTCTGGGCATCTGTATTTAGTTTTCCTATTTCAATTGAACCAGTAGATATATGCCCGCCATTAATAATCGTTGTACCGGTGGCAGAAGCCAGATCGGTCGTTAAATCACTAATAGCTCCCGAAGCAGTTCCAAAAGCATCATAGGTACTATTTAAAGAGTTAGTACTTAATCGTCCAGAAGTAAAAATAGTAGCCCCTTCGATATTAACTTTGTCGGCAGAGATTTTTACGGCGCTTCCACCCTCTGTCTCAGTAGACAAATTAATAGCGGCTATTACGCCATCCTTAGAGACTTTAGCTTCTATATCACTAGCATGTTGAGTTATAGTCGATTCCGCAGTGCTTACACGACCGGTTAATGCTTCAACCTCAGTTTTAGTAGCCTTTGATTGCAATTCCTCTGCTGTTTGACTTATACTGGTTTCGGCTGAATTTAGCCGTATCAATTCAGTACTATCCTGAATACGCCAATACGTTCCATCATATACAAAAGACATTGTCGCTCCAGCGGGCCATTTGTATTCCGCTTCTGTTAATGCCGATCCGCTATAATTCCGTATCTGTTTAGCTCCGGTACTATTAATATTTAGTGTCGGAGTCGTGGACGTGTTAGCATTAGTAAACTTTACAGTTATTGCTGCTCCTGTGTATAATGCCCATCCACTTAAAGAAGGAACTATTGTTGCTGTTTTTGCAGTAGTTCCAGAAGCCGTAGATGAAGTTGCAAATTGAGCTGCAAATTTCTTTGATGCATCGGCTATAGCATTAGCCTGAGCTGTCGACGCAGAGCCTACAACATCGAAATTATCATCTGCATAGGATTTAGCATTTGCTTCGGCTGTCGAAGCCGATGTATCAGCATAAGTTTTTGTAGCATAAGTCTGGGATACTGAAGTTGTAATGCTATTCGCCGACTGCTGAATTGCCGTATTCATCTGTGATGTCGTCGAATAATCAGACATAGCATCTTTTGTCTGATATGTCTCAGAAACAGTCGTCTTAAAACCGCCTAGATCTTGCTCTGCCGCTGACATCCTATGAACAATATCGTTATTCTTGGTTGTACCATCAGCATTTGTGCCAAGAACTGTAGTAAGATTACTGATTTTACTGCTATTATTAGTAGCAGTCTGTGATACCTCGTTGACTGTATTACTAAGAGTCGTAACTGTACTACTGTCAGCTTTAGTATCTATAGTTTCACTTAAAGACGTTATTGATGCCGAATTTTCATCTACCGTTTGACTCAATTCGTTAAATGTAGTAGTTGAGACTTTTGTTCCCATATTAGTCTCAAGAGTTGACGTCCTGCTCTTGAGCGAACTGAGCTCCTCGTCTGTATCTGTCTTCCAGCTACTGATCTGGGTGTCAAATGACTTGATCCCGGAAATATCACCCTGCATATCAAGAATATCTTGCAGAGCCTTTGTAATCTGGTTGTCTTTAATAAGCGTCCAACTATATGTAAAATTTGGAGATGTTCCAGATTCAGTAAATCTGTAAGTATATCCATCTGCTTCTGAAGCGGCATTAACAACATAATAAATATCGCCTACGTGATTGTGCTTTTCAGATGTTTCTGTCCAATTTACAGCTGGGGAATTTTGCAAAGTTGGAACTGTATTTCCTGTCCAAGTTTCTATTTGTCCGTCGATCTGGCCTTGGAGATTCTCGGCAATATTATCTAGATACTCTTTCGTAGGAACCTCTTCGGAAAGCTTATCAAGACTTAATGAACCGTTCCCAATTCTTTGGCCATTAATCGTGCCAACTGTAATATTATCAGCGTTGAGATTAGTTACTGTAATCCTGCTAGCATCAATAGTTCCAGCTGTAAGTTTATTTGCACTTACGCCTATGATTTGAGCATCTGATATTGCCGCGTCTTTTACAACACCATTTTGAATCCATGCATTATTAACATTCGCGAGATCTATGCCTGCATAATGAGTATTAAGGTCGTTTACATCGGCATAACCTATTTTCGCGTTATCGATTACACCCTGAGTTATGTGAGCGTAATTAGCCTCGAGATCATCAATAGTCGCGTAAGTAGCGTCAAGATCTTCTATAACAGCTTCTGTCGCAGTAAGCCGTCCGTTAATATCAGCTCTATCCGCCTGCAGACCTTGAACCACCCCATCAATAACGGTAAAACCTTCGATCTTAGAATTTCTGATATCCGAATCTTCAGCAGTTAATCCGTCAATAAAAGAGTTTGTAATTCTGGCATTTTGTGCCATTACATTCTCCATCTCAACGTTTTTAAGTTTTACATTCTCGATGTCGGCATTGATGATGCGAGAATTTTCCATTACAAACTCGTTCAAATTTCCGACTTGAGTTCCGGCCGATAATGCCTGTTTATAAGCAATTGTAGCAACACGACCGTCTGTTGGTGGATTCGTAGCATTTCCTATAGCCCAAGCACGACCGTCGGCTACTCTGACCATAATCTGATCGCCATCTTCGGCATCTACTGTTCGTTTTACAGGAGTTCTATCAACACCACCTGGAATATGAACCCAAAGCGTATCACCTTCTTTAGATAAAACAGTTGCCTGAGTATCAAACGCTTTAGGCTCTCGACCTTCCTTCTCTTTCATAGCATTACGAAGACCTTTTGCGAGTTTGTCCATACCTTTGCTCATAATTTAACAACCTCCTCGCTAGTCCGCGCACTATAGCCTATATCTATCTTTTGAGATGTAACTAAAAAAAGCCCAGAAATATTCTGAGCTGGATAATTAAGTCGAATAATATCGTTAACCGTGACGCCTGGATTGAATGCTCTGGTATATGAAACTTTTTCTGCGACTTCTTGAAGCTCGGAAAGCCGACGTTTAGCATAAAGTTCAAGACTTTCCCCTTCTATTAAATCGCAATTAGTCTCCTCAGCCCATACTTCTCGACCACGATTTTCAATACTCCACAAGTTGTTCGAATGGTCGTATTCGATATATTCGTCGTAATTGTTTACCGCTCTAAAGACATTAGGACAATTATACCAATCTCGTTCTATACTTAAACTAGGCTCTAAAATATCATTTCCTAATGAATCAAAAATCACAGACTCGCTTTTAGGATATGGCCCGATGGAAATCGTTCCATCACCGTCTATGGTTAATCGCCAATTCATAAGATCTAGAAGCTTATCAATCATTGTCAGATGACTTTCATTGCCTTCAGCAACTAGATAATCTGTTAGTCTAGCGTCGCTGTTCTCAATTAAAACAGGTGCTTTTATTACAGACGTAAGGTCTAAAAGAAGATTTCGGCAATTCATATCAACAGCGGCAAACCAACCTCTTCTTAGAAGTACGTCCGAAGCTGGTTTTAATACTGAATAGCATTGAAAAGTATTATCTCTTCTAAGGCCCTCAATGTTTACAGATGGAGATGTGGCTAATCCGGTAAATAATGGTATACGATCAATATCCCCATCTTGTCTAACGGTCATGTAGACACGAATATAATTTTCTCCAACAAGTTCTGTATTAACCGTATCAATATCGGCAGAATGCCGGAGGTCCGTCTCTTCTCTAGAAATCGAACCTCCGGTTATCTCAAAACGATCTAAATCATTCCATGTTAAAGGATCTACCAACGTCGCATAATACGATGCGCTATACCCCTTGCTCCAATCGATCATGCGACCACCTCCCTATAAACTTTGAAGCCATTCATCATACGTCATTCCATCTAAGGTCTGAGAATCAACTTTTGTAATATCGAGTGTTACTGATGCAAGACGTCTGACCCATTTATTCTCTCTATCTTCAGATACATTAACATTTGCAGCATAAGTCGAACCATCCGGAGTTCTTACATGGCAAATGCCAGGCCATGCTGCCAATCGTCTAAGAGCTCTCATGGTATCTGGACCAACCTCATCTTCCTCTATAACAACAGAAGTTTTTATTGATCCTGTTCTAGAGACTGATTTATTCCAGTAGCCTTGTATAGAACCACCAAGATATTTAACCTCTGTAAAATCTTTTGACCATTTATTGGAAAGCTCAATATTATATGGAAGTCTTATTTGTTCTGATCCAAAATCTATTACGGCTCCGAAATAAGAAATATATCCGGATGTTTCTTCGAAATCTTCATCCGGGTAATTTTCTATAGCTAAAGTATTTTCTTCCGTAATATAATCGCCATCTTTTGTGATGTAGACTATTCTATGACCACCGAATTTTCCAAGCGTTGGATAAGGATCAACATATGTTTCACCCATAGTTGCACCACGTACAATAAGCTCTGGTCTATCTGCTGACAATCTATAAATATCAATAGTATCGCCCTCTGCAGAGCCTTCAATAGCGCTCGGAGTGATCATTACTACTAAATGTTCATTATCTACTGTAACATCCGCTTCTGGCATAAGAGCTTGGTGTGACCAATCAACTATAAAATCAACAGGTTCCGTTTTTACAACCTGTCCATATGAGTCGGTAACGGTTGCCTGAATAGTATAATAAGCACCGTCATCTAATTTTCCTATTAAATCTTCTTTTCTAATGGTAATATCCCCACTGCCATCACGTTCTGCAATGACTATCGTCTCTCCTTCAAAACCATCATCAGGAGCTTCATCAGGTCTTAAATTTGGTCGATCTATTGAATATGAATCGCGTCTCGTGATCACAATTGAAGAGTGCCCGTCAGTTCCAGCACCGGATACATTTACAGTAAACGGAAGGCTAGTAAGAGTTTTAGTTGAAATAATAGATCCAGAAATCGTAGCAGTAAGTGAAGGAACGACATTTATAGCGACCGGCCTACTCCAAGTAGATATCTGTCCAGTCTTTGATTCGACCCTTACAACCACATAATATGGGGAACCCGCTATTGTCCAGTTTCTTTCAGACGCACTTATTATCTCTTTTTGATCATAAGTATTTTTATCAACAGTCCTAAAGCCTGCTTCTGGATAAGTTATAACACCATTCGACACACTAGCTTCGCCGAGCTCTGCCTTATCTGGTTCTGTACCATCTTCATTATAATATTGCCAATATACTGTGGCTTTTCCTCCGCTTACTATAGTTGGGGTGTCCGTACTGATAACAGGCTGCGATGGATTCGTACTTAACGTTATATCTTTAGTTGCAGAATAAGCACCATAATTCGTTCCGTCGGAAGTTTCCTGAATAAGACGACAACGAACATGCCATGTAGCAGGTTCCAAATCTACTATATTCCAATTACTAGGATGAACTCCGCTAACGACGTATTTGGATGGCTCTTTCGTTGAATTCCAAGAATCTTTTCTATCAGACCACGATAATTCGGC